TTCTCCCCAATGCTAAGACAGCTCCAGCTGATGTAGTTCTAAGAGCGGAATATTGTCCTGAACTATCTTTAATTCTGACACTTTGACTATTGTAATCGTTACTGTAAATATCTACTGCTACATTTCTTTGGGCAGTTGTATTATCTACCATTTTAGACCCTTTGAAACTATTAATCCCTATTGTGTTACCTAATGAAGAGCCGTCCAAGACTACATTACCCCTTCCAATTGCTTGTACATTTGAAAAAGATAAATGTTTAAGATAAATATTTACTGCTGCTATTTTGCTGAAATTGTTCTGAATGTTGATCGCTTCTAACGATCCCGAATCAGAACCTTCTCCCTCTACCCAAATGGCATATTCGTGTTTATTGTTTTCGAATAAACAGCCTTCGATGTTATAGCCACCAATATTAGATGCATTACCAATGATTTTAATCGCTGGAGCTGTATCATGATAGAAAAAAGAATTGGAGTTATCCAAATTTATAGTAGAGCAATTGTCAAACATCAGACCTGCAAAAGCACTATCAACTGTATAGCCATTTTCTTTCGCAAAAAGTCTATTATTAGTGAAAGTAGATTCTGCAAGTTTGGTAAAATACATGGTTTCTTCAACACGGCTAATTTTTTTAGGATGCACGCGGATTTGATTGAAGGAGATCATCTCTCCTGCAACTCTTTCTGACCTCATGACGCTTCCGCTAAAAGAATCAAAGTACAAAAATTCAAAAGAGCAAGTGTAAATCAGATTTTCAAACCAAATTCCTCGCGTACTAACAGTGTCCTTAGTCGCATCAAATCCCAATTTACTTACAGTGATATTATCCAAAGGGCTAATTCCGTCTTCATCTTCAATTTTGATTACAGGAGAAAAAGATTGACCGCCATTAAAATTAGGAGCCACAATGAATCTTGAATCGAAACAATTTACACCTTCCAGTCTCATTGTTCTTTTATAAATTCTTATAGGATTTGAAATTAGATATTACCCTGGTGGAACAAATACAAATCCTATTCTTGTCTTAATTGCGTAGTCAATTGCTTTTTGAATAGATAAAGTATCATCTACAACTCCGTCCCCAACTGCTCCAAACCACTTCACGTTTAAGCCGCGTTCAGCAGATTCGTTATAAACCCTGGTCATGAACGATTTATCCGATTCGAATGACCTAAAATCAGGGTTTTTTCCGATTTGTTTATCTAGCCTAGTCGGCAGGTCTGGATATGCCGAATTAGCTTCCTCCGGTTTCCTTGACCTTATCAACTCGCTAAGCACCTGACCACCTGGATCAATCGATTCAAGAATCTCACGATTTGCTTTCACAAACTCTTCCCAACTCGTTCTACCATCTTCAATATATTGGTTAAAGATTCGATTTAACTCTTTGAAAGTCCACCAATAGTTTGAGTCTTTGAAGGGTTGCGAATAAATGGATTTCTCAACAATATAGTGAAAAGTCCGAGTGGAGAATTGCTCAATCCACCGCCCGCCTTCTTGTTTTCTAAAGCTAAAATAAGCTTCATTTCGTCCAACCATTTGAAGCGCATTGTCACTGGCAATATAATTCAATGTTCCATTTTTGGCATCAAAGGAGACAACACTTTCTTCTGATAATCCTTGACCTGTGGTTTCTTGTGCCATTAAACAAAAGAACGGTTGCAGTCCCTCAAAACTCTTGGGCTGACCGTTCTCTACAATTTGAGCAACAATGGCTTGACTATTGACATCCGCATGTCTTAGCTTAACAATGCCAATATTGTAATTAGGCTCTGTGGTGGACAGTGTTATAAAATGTTCTGTCATAATAGACCCTTTCTAAAATTTGATATAATCCCTTGGATTCTTAAAGTGAGCGCTTGATGATGGCCAATATTGGTCCATAAATTGGAAGTGCAAATGTGGCCCGGTGACTGGGCCAGTCGCTCCCATAAGTCCAATTTGTTGGCCCTTTTTAACATTTTGACCCACAGAAACATCGATTCTGCTTTGATGTGCGTACCCTGTATAAAGTCCATCCGCATGCTTGATGACCGTGTAATTTCCATACCAGTCATAATAATTGCTTCCCGCTTGGACAACTTGACCATCGCCAGAAGCTAAGATTGGAGTTGTTGGATTGCCATTAACCAAGTCCATAGCATTGTGAAATTCTTGCGCTCCGGTGATTGGACTCGTTCTCCAACCCATTTCACTTGTTACGGTAATAGGACTTGAAATTGGAGCAATATAACCTCCGCTACCGCTTGGGATTTCAAGATTAACAAATTTGTTATACCATTCTTGGGCCCAAGTGCTACGTTCAGGATGTCCGTTTAAGGGACGTTCAAAGTTAGCTACAAAAGCTTGCGTTGCAGTATTGATATTGGTTAATGTCATGAATTGAGTCCAAGAATAAGGATAAGAACTTGTCGCAATCCATTGGCCATTTGGTGAATGCCACATCAAGAGCGTGAATTGGGCTGTGATTGTGTCAGGATTGTCAGTGACTCCTGCTCTCGTCATAAGGTTAATCATATAAACACGTCCAGAGCTAGCTCCTGAACTATCCGTCCATTGCCAAACCCCATAACCGAAACCAGGACGTCCACCGCCCTCATCAGCCGTTGGATTTGCATCAGATTCACCCTGTGCATTTCCGAGTAAAGCGGCAGCCGCTTGTTTAGAGAATCCAGCCCCAATTGCCAGTGCCCATATTTGCCAGTAACGTTTATCACGATCACTTGTGACTTCTGGTGGGTATTGACCATTCCATCCAGATCCTCCGCCAGAGTTTCCTCCACCGTTGGTATCGATTTTTACTCCATTAACATAAAAGTTACCATCAACTTTTACTTCTCCGTAAAGATTTAATTTGCGATTTTCAGCCGTACTGTCTTTTGGAATTTCTAAAACATTTAAAAGCGCTCCGTTGTTTCCCTTTGATGACAAGGCAAATGAATATCCTTGATTTTGAATCGCATTGATCCCTTGGAGTTGTCCACCGACATAAGTTGGAGCAAATGCGAACATTTCTTTTTCAGAAGAACCGTCTTTTTTTATAAAGCGAATCTTTCCTTGATCAAGTTCAATAATGAAATCATTATCAACTGAGCGAATCTTGACCCCTTGCAAAACTCCGGCATTAATAAAGTTAGCATTGAAAGTCCCATCAAGTGTCCATGCAGTATTACTTTTGCCATTATGAACATCTTGAATTGTCGTCCATTGACCTTTTTTACATTGCTTAAAAGATATCCCAGCATTATTTTGAATCATGAAATACTGTGAATCTTGAATCTTTGGACCATCCATAAAGACTTGCTCATAGGTCTCTCTTGATTGAGAGACGCCCGCTTCAATTCCGTTGACCATGTAAATCGAGCCACCATTGGCACCAGCACCGCGCATAATATCGTCTTGATACTTTCCAATTTCTGTGGAGTCATACCAAGTCATTTTGTTGCTATCAAGGTCAGAGATATTGCTTTGAACTTGTGACAGTTGTCGATTAATTGAGTTTCCGCTTAAATTATCTCCTAGACTAGCTTGTACTCGACCATTAACATAATCAGTAACCACTTTAAAGACTCTTGTCTGATAGTGATAATTTCGGTCCCCTCTGTGGATTGAAACAGTATTTCCAATTGAATCACTACCCAATATCTCAGTACTAAACTGAACGAGTGGCCGGCAGTAATAAGCTAGTTGGTCATAAGTCTTTTGTAAAAGTTCGCTTGCATCTTCCACATCATCAAAGACAACAACCGTTTTACGTGGTAACATTTTTCCGTTTGAGGGAATGCCATATTCTTTCGTCATTTCTGGATATTCAATCCAATTTTGACCTTTAGGCTTATCAAGTGGTTTACCATTTGACTTTCTCCACTCGACATCTGAAAACTCAAGTCTTCGTCCATATCCGTCCCCAACTTCTTCACCTTTCCCACGTCCAATTAGGGCAGTGACAATATTTGTGCGGTCTTGTTGGTGGACAATTTTCAAAACTTCATCGCCATATTCAAAGCGTTTATTGGTTATTTTCCCAATTTGGTTATAGCAGTGAATGATTTTTTTAGCAATCTTATTTCCTGTAATTTCAATTGAAAAGGTAAACTCTGCGCCTAACTCTTGTAGAGCTTTTAAAGCTTCACGCATGGAAGTATAGTAGAAAGTACTGGAAACTGTTTTAATTGGTTCACAGATACCCAATACCCAGTCACAACCTGAATCAGATAAAAGCTGATTAATCACATAAGAAAAAGACCTATTTTTAGGTCTTATATCTTTAATGATAAAATTGTCCAGTTCGTCGACTGCAAAATTTATCGCTTCAAATGAAAGCAGATTATCTTCGTCTTTTGCGGTTAAAATTCGATATAAAGAAAATTCTTGTTCTTTCGTATCATTAACTGCAATATAGCTGGCATCTTTAATTGTTTCATCAAAAGGTAAAGAAACTGAAAGTGTGTCATTCATTAGTTCAGAAGCGTTAGTTGTGATTTCTTTTGTCTGAACACATTCTATGAATTCATCGGAATCATAACTTTTGATAACTTGTTGCATCTTATCTAAAAGTAAGATATTACTCACTAAAGCACCGCCTTTCTATATTGAATCGTTAACTCATAGTTTGAACTTGAAAAATCTGTTCCAGTTGTCAATCTGATATTTTTAAAATCAGAGTCAAGGTCTAAGAGGTTGTTATTTACTTTTCCATTAATAAAAGTATTGCCAGATTGAAAATCAAATTCCAATAGGTCGCCTTTTTTAGCCTGTGATGATTTCAAGCGATAATTTCCATCAGTCGCAAGTAATCCCCCTGTCAGTAATTTAAATGACAACCTATCTGGTTTAACTGGATAGGGCAAAACTTCAATGACTTTATTTTTTACAATTTGAATTTTTCCGTGTTTAAATGGATCACTACAAAGTACAGTAAAACTTGAAATAATTGAATTAGTATCTCCCGCTACAGTATCAGCAGTTTGGAAACGGCCATAAAAAGTATATTCCAGATCATCATTAAAAATAATGGGAACATCTTCTTGACGAATCAAGAATGCTTTTAAAGTATCAAACTTTTCTTGTAAAGCTCGAGGGTCCCTATCCTCAAGCTTATATTTTATCGTCAGCTCCCGAGGAGGATATTTCACATTGGTGATTACTCCTCCCACTTGCATTTCTTGTGATTCAAAGCTGAGAGAATACATTTCTCGCCCCTCAACCGTCAAAGTCTGATAACCTTCTATGAGTTCTTCTAACCAAGTCCCATCATAACTCATGGCGCTGGTTGGAATAAAAGGAAGGTTGCGATAATGCTTCTGTTTTGTCGTATCTCTAAACTTGTACATTTCTACCTCCCGACTAGAATTTATTCATCATGACGTTTTGCCAGCCTTGAACTCCTGAAATATCTTCAACAAAAGCCTTATATTCTTGGCTTCCGAGTTTTAAGGTTACATAAGCCGGCTGTTTTCCTTGGTTAAGATTCACATCATGAGAGACTTGACTACTAATTGAGCGGTTAGCTGCCGCAACGTTCGCCCCAATATCCACAGAATAGTCAGAATTAATTGCATTAGCAATCATGTCGCCCATTCCTGAAACATTGGATTGAACATCACGGAAACCTCCAGTTAAACCAGAATTTAAACCATTCATAATGGCATTACCAGCGGGAATTAAAAGTTTTCTGTCGACACGAATTGGACCTTTATGCTTCCGAATCCAATCTCCAATTCCACTTATAAATTTCATCCCATCTTCCCACTTTTGTTTTAATCCTTTTACAAGTCCATCAATGATGGCTTTACCAATATCTAGCAAGTTTATATTTTTTAGATTGTTAAATGTCGTTTTTACATTATCAATCAGATTGCTAACGCTTTGTTTCAAACCGTCCCAAATTCCTTTGAGTCCGTTAATCATTCCGTTCCACAAGTCAATTGTGCCTTGTTTGAGATTTTCCCAACCTTGTTTGACTCCATTCACAATAGCATTGGCAGAGTCAACGACCCACTGTTTAAATGAAGCCCATGTATCTTTGACCCATTGAATGGTAGCATTCCATAAATCAACGGTATCTTGCTTAAATGAATTCCAACCATTAACAATTCCGTCAACAATAGACTTGGCCATATTAACGACCCATGTTGTGAAAGCTCCCCAAAGGCTTTGAACTGTATTTACAACTGTCGTCCAGATATTAGAAACAGTTTGTCCCCAAGCGGTGAAGAAACCAACGATAATTTGGACAAAAGTAGTTACTAATGTTTGTATATTAGTAAATAATGTTTGCCAGAGCATTGCAAAATCTTCTTTGAATTGGTTAAAGTCCCCAGTGATTAAATCAATGAGTAGTAAAACAGGCCCCATAACAACCGTCTTAATAATCTCCCAAGCTGAACCAAAGATAGTTTGGACTTGCCCCCATAATCCGCTAAAGAAATCAAGAATTGGTTGAAAGATTGTTTTGATTGTCTCAACAAATGGTGCAAGGGTAGTTGTTACACTGTCCCAAGCACTAGCTAAGCCGCTTGTTGTACCTTTCCAAAGATTAGCGAACCACTCCTTGATGCCATTCCAAGCATTTTTAACACTATCAACGGCATCTTTTGCACCTTGGATTGTTCCATCCCAAAGTCCTTTGGCTCCATTTTTGATATTGTTCCAGGTATCAGTGAACCATTGAGTAATGTCTCCCCATTTTTCTTTGATTGCTTCGGCTGCATCGGACGCAAATTTCTTCACATTTGCCCATACTTCTTTTCCGAATTTAGAAATTTTATCCCAATTTTTATAAACTAAAATTCCTATAGTTATAACAGCCGCTATGGCAGCGATTATTCCTAAAACTGGTAAAGAAATAGCAGTAAAACTTCCTCCTATTAGAGCAAGTCCAGAACGCAAGGCTAGAAAGCCGACTTTTACTCTTTGTAGAGTAACAACAGCTTGCCCAAATATTACTAATAAAGGTCCGATTGCAGCCACTATCAGTCCAATTGTAACTATCATTTTTTGTACAGGCTCAGGAGCAGAAACAAATTTATCAACTAATCCTGAAATTGAATCAGCAACTTTCCTAACTGCTGGAGATAAAATCTTTTGAACAACTATTGCAGCTGACTCAAGCGCTCCCATCATTTGTTCTAATGATGAGTTCATATTATCCTGCATAGTTTTAGCCATTTTGTCAGCTGCACCGTCTGAATTTTTAAGAGACTCAGTTAGTTTCCCTAGCTTATCTGGCCCTTTATCAATTAATGCCATCATTCCAGATAATGATTCTTGTCCGTATAGTGTGACTAAAGCATTTTGTTGTTGCTCGGGCGTTAAACCTTTAAAGGCATCTTTTAACATGCCAATTTGGTCTTTCAAAGGTTTCATTTTACCTTCTGAATCATAAAATGATAGACCAAGTTCATCCATTTTTGCTTGCATTTCATCAGTCGGTTTTGCTAACCTAGAAAGCGCTCCTCGAAGTGAAGTACCAGCCTGAGAACCTTTAATACCTGCATCTGACATTATACCGATTGCTGCAGATACTTCTTCAATTGAGAAACCCATAGAATTAGCAACAGGAGCGATATATTTCATCGCTTCTCCCATATCTCCAACTTCTGCATTGGTATTTGCGGCAGCTTTTGCAAAAACATTAGCTACATGGCCAGATTGACTAGCATCAAGATTAAATCCTCTTAAAGCGGTAGCAGCATTTTCAGATGCCATTGCAACATCTCCACCAGATACAGCCGCTAAGTCTAAAAGACCCGGCATTGCTGCCATTATTTCTTTGGTGTTAAAACCAGCAGAAGCTAAATTTTCCATGCCAGTGGCTGATTCTTTTGCACTAAATGCCGTTTTTGCTCCTAAGTCAATCGCTTGTTGTCTAAGTTCCTCAAAAGACGAACCTGTTGCACCAGAAATAGCTTTAACACGGCTCATTTGAGATTCAAAATCACCACCTATTTTTGCGGCTGCAACCCCAATTCCTATAATTGGAACTGTCACTGCTTTAGTCAACGTTTTACCTGTTGATGTAGCAACTTGCCCTACTGTAGACATCGTACTATTAGTGTTATTTTGGAAGTTTTGAACTTGTTTAGCAGCGTCTTTAAATGTACTAACAAAATTATTATCGGTAGCCTTCAAATAGGCTTGAACACTAAAAGATTCCATATTTTCCTCCTTTCCTAGTTATTTGCTTTTTTCATGAGGTCAATTAATTTGTTATCCTTTTTAAACTTATTCTCTGGGCTTTCGATTCCTAAAATTTCATTTTCTAGTTTTTTCTTGTCAAAGAATTTTTTAAATGTTGGATAAAGTGGCTTTTTACCTTGTTGTTTCGTTGCTTGAACTTGCCAATTGGCCCATGCTTGTTCATAAATGAATTCTTCTTCGTCCAAAGTTCTCAACTGAAAGGCGATTGAACGGATTGAATATTCTCGAATTGTCATGCGTTCAAATACAGATAAGTCTTGGATGCCGAAACACCGTAAGAATCTAATCATCATTGACTCATAAGTGTCCTCCGAACTTTCAAACTTTTCGGCTATTTGGTCATTTTTGCTTTGATTAACTTTCCCGTATTGCTTTCAGTAATTTCTTTCAAAACATCATCAAATAATTTTTCAATATCTTCGCATTCATCAATAAAATCATCAATATCCCCTTGAGAAAGTTTAGGCGTTTCTGTTCGATTTCCTAAAAATAAAACATTCGACAAAGTTGCAATGTTAGCCATTTCTAGTTCAGGGATGATTTTAACAGCAAGTGCCAGACCAAAAGATACGCCATTCTGTTCAATTACTAAATTTTTATCTAGTTCACGTACAAACTTTACTCCGAATTTAAAATGAACTTGTTTACCATTAATTGTTAATTCCATTTTGATTTCTCCTTAAAAAATAAAGACTAGAGCGAATCTCTAGCCTTTTGTTTATAGTATTTAAATTGTCACTTCTACAACTGTACTCCAGGCAGAGCCAGTAATATTTTCAGCTTTATCCCGCAACAGTATCTTTGAAGACATACTGAACAACATTAGCTTGTTCTTCAGTTAGTGTGGCATTGCCCTTTTGAGGTTTACCAAACACTCCGAATTCCATGCTTAGTTCCAGCGCATCTTCTGAGTTAGGTTCATAAGAGAAACCTGTAAGATAAGCACGAAGATATTTAGCTTTGTACTTTCCATCAGATCCTTTTTCAGCTTTATCAATTTCCCACACTTCAATAATATCGCCATTATCCATGGCGTCATCCATTTCGCCAAGATGTGGGTCACCATTTGCTGCAATAGATGTGGCAGATAAACTGTATTCAATTGCTGCAAGAGAACCTATTGTCCCATCTTTGGTAGCTATAGTGTTGTAATCTCGAGTTTTTTCATTCGAGTGTTCTGTTTGGAAAGCAAGTTTCCAAGCGGCTTCTTTTGTTGCTTTACTAAGCAAACGATAGAGCAAGATGATATCTTTACCCTGTTTGGCTGTTAATTCTGCCATATTAAATCTCCTATCTTAGTCTAAATTCTAAGTTAATCAACGCTCTCTTGAGCGGTGTATGTGTTGTTGTATCGTCCAGCATTTGAATGGTGCTTGCTTGTAAATTCAAAGCCCAAGAATAGCCCTCTGTGGCACTTATATTCAATGCTTGATTAAATATATTGCTTGCCATGTCAGACACTTCCTTGCGCTTCTTCTGTAAGCCCCAAACAGATAATGAAAGACTAACTGTGCCTTTAATATCCGTTTTATTTGGTTCATGAATGGTTTGAGTATTCTCCATTTCAACAAATGGATAGCCCACTTCATTCATTTGCTTATAATCATAAACGGTATACCCCAAAGCTTGTATTCGTTTGAACAATTCGTCAAAAATAGATTGGTCTCGAGTTTTAATCATTTGAGTAACCTTTCTAAATCTTTAATGAATACGCCTTTTTGCACATTATAAGCTGGTTTTACAAAAGGTTGAGCAGATTGAAAACGAGTTCCATATTCAACGTATGCGGAATAATCTGTGTGTGGCCCAGCTTGTCCGCTGAATCCACCTTCTGTCAACTCCATTTTTATGGATCGCTTCATATATCCGGTGTCAACTGGAACAAGTTTCTGCATATTCGCTGTCATATTTGACGTGTTAGACTTTACAACTTGTTGAACATCCTTTAAAGAAGCTGCTTTATCCAAATGCTTTACAAGCTGGTCAATCCCTTTTATGGATAAGCTAGATTTCATTGACTTACCTCCTGCAAAATAAAAGTGTTTCGCTCACTTGGATTGCGGTAAGTCAATAAAGCCCACTTTTTATTATCAAACTCAATGTAATCATATTCTGGCATATTAAAAAGGGGCATCATTCGCATGACTTTTGCCCCTTGTTTAATATCTCCAAAAACTTTTGCACTTCTGTCAGTTCCAATATCAGTGATATTTGCACTAAAAACAGTTCTCGTAGGCTCCTTTTCAACCCATTCGCCTAAATCGGGGTCATAGTGGGAGTCAGGCGATTCTTTGACAAAAGTAACTTCATCTAAATATCTCAATACAATCTGAACCTCCCAATCTTCTTATCGCCCTCAGTTTCTTTTGATTTTCGCCATGATTCAATTTCATCGGCATACTCATCAAAATCAGATTCTGAAAAAGTCATGCTTAATCCTTCTTGTGAGTAGGACTGCATGCCTTCTTGACCGATACGATTAAAACGCTTCAAGGAAACGTCCAAAACAACATATTCTAGTTCTGGCGGTACTTCTTCAATGTCAGAACCAAGAATAAGCAATAGACGTTCACGAGTGCGTTTTTCGATTACTTCCAAGCGCTCATCCGATGAACCGCCCAAAAGCTTTTTTATATCATCAGTGATAGCCATAAGCAACTCCTTTTATCAGAATTATACAGCAGTTGCAGCAGTTACTGTAACATCGCATGTAACAGTTGATCCGTTAACTGTTGTTGCAGTAATTTTCGTTTTACCTTCAGCTTTACCAACTATATTCCCTTGTTTCGGTGTTACCGTAGCAATTGTTGGTTCGCTTGAAGTAAAGGTTACTGTTTTATCATCTGCATTTTCTGGTAAAACAGTAGCTGTCAATGTTTCGTTTGCCCCAACTACAAGTGATAACGTTGTTTTATTTAACGTTACACTCGTAGGGGCAATTACTTTGTTATTTTGGCTTTAAGAATTGCTTTTTTATTCTTATCTGGCAAGTATTTACCATATTTTGCAGCGGCTTGAAGTGCTGTTCCTGCAAAGTCTTCTGAATCCATTGCACGAGTAACTTGAATTCCGACACCAGCTACACCAACATTATCAGCAGCAAAGTAAGCTCCTTCATTAAGTTGGAATTTTTCATCAGGAAGTTCAGATAAAATAAAACCTTTAAATTTATAAAGTGTTTGTTCATCAACGTTTGCACTTGAATTTTTAGCAGTTGTTGCAAGTTTAGAGTCAATAAGCAAGTCATAGATATCAGCATTAACATAAGCAACCCAAGGCACTGCTGTAGAAACGTTGTTATTTACAAATTTCTTATGAGCATCTGAGAACAATTTAGTCACGGAATCTTCATCAAGTTTTACAGTCAACGTTTCGCTGGCACTATCTGATAAGAGTTTACCAAGCAATTTATCGACATGTTGGGCCCATGCCACACCATGGAGTGCTAAACGTTCTGCTACAACTTGGTCTTTGATATCGTTGACTGTGAAATCATCAATTCCTTCATTAATTGCCAAAGGAGCATCGTAACTCACTTGTTTGTTGACTGACTTAACTTCTTTACGTTGACCAAAGCGTGAAGTATTACCTGTTCCAGTTCCAAAACCAACATTTGCGTCAGTTGAATAGTTTTGAATAACTACATCAGTGTCACTTACTTTGAGTTCCATAAAAGTATCATTTTCAGTGACACCATCTTTTACTTGAAGAACTCCACCAAAAGCACGCAAGAAAGCTGCTTTTTTTGCGAAAAGGTCTGGTAACATACCAGCGTATTGTTTTGTGAAATATTTAATTGCCATAATTTAGATCTCCTATTATTAATATTTGGCTGCCGCTTGTTTGAAAACATCGACATCATTATTACCCGGAACAAGTTTAGGCGTTGTTCCTGTGTTTCGTGCTTTTTCCCACTGTGATCGTTGATTATCAAGTAAATTGAGGAAAGTTTTTACATTGCTGTAAGTTTTTTCTTCATCAACATCAACTAACAATCCTAACTCTGCAGAACTCAAAGCAATTCCACTTTCTTTCAATACTTCATCAGCTTGGCTAGTGATATTTGAAATTTTGATTTGTGCTTTAAGGCTTGCAATCTCATCGTCTTTAGCTTTTTGAAGTTCGGCAGCTTTTTCTTCGTCAGATTTTTCTTTGACTGATTTTTTGCCACCTTTTTCAAGTTCTTCAATACGAGATAGTGCTTGTTCAAGCTGTGTTTTTGTTTCATTTTTTTCAGCTTGCTCTTTTCCAATTCGTTTTTGAAGTTTTTCGACGATTTTGTCATTGTCAGTTAACTCATCTTTATCGTCACTTCCTGGCTCTCCGTTACCTGGAGGATTTTCTCCTGGATTAGGTTCTCCTTGTGGATTTGGATCAGGCGTCCCTAACCCTCCATTTGGATTATCAGCAAAAAGTTGCAAATTAAGGGGTAAAAGTTCTGTTTGTTCCATTTCTGGTTCCTCCTACTCGCATTTAAAGACTTGGGAGTCTGATTTTTCTCGGGTTTTATTTAGTGTCCACAACGTTCGGAAACGGACAAGAAAAACCCATGGAATTCGACGGGTTTAAAAGTTTATTTGCTATAATTGAATTACTGGCTCATTTGCCTAGTATCTAGTAGAAAGGAAAAATAATTTGAGTTCTATAAAAAATGCTTACATCAAGTTCTGGTACACATTGATTTTGGTAGCTAATCAGAAAAATGATTCAGATGCTGAATTAGTGGTTTTGACTTCCAATGGTACGTATATTGGCAAACCTGTATCTTCAAGCGAACTTGAAACAGACTTTGTAAACCAAGCTTGGGAAATGACTTTTTCAGAGAGTAAAACAGATAAAGTTTCTGAAGAAATAAGCTTAATACATTTGAAAAATGTTAGGACACTTGATAACTCTGAGTCCTATGGTACCTTGACAATTTTTGCGGAAGATGTTTTAGGTGTCAGCGGAAATGGCGATTTAACTGCTCCATCTGACGACTGATTATCCCCGACAATGTCTCTGGGGAATCAATCCCTTTGACTTTATAACTAAAAGGCTGTCCAGTTACAGCCTTTTTTGGTTCATTATTCATTGAAATCTATCCTTTTCTTTTATTGCGCAATTCTTCAATCGCTTTGTCAGCTTCTACCCTGTCGTCAAAAGCTTGCTTGTACTCATCTTGACTGATTACTTTCCTATCAAGTAAATCATCCCAGAAACCTTTATCATCAACATGCGGTGCTGTGCTACATCTACAGAACGGGTGCATGTTAGGTGCATTAATACCAGGCGACATATCTTTAAGCTTGAAAATTTTACCATTCAATGCCCCGCAGATAGGACAAGCTGACGGTTCAGCAATATACTCATACTCTTCAATATCAGCTTTTTTATAGCTTTCTTCTTGAATAGCTGTTTGAATTCTCGTTGTTTCTGAAACTAGTAATCGTTGGGCATTGTAAGTGGCATTGAGCTTTCCCTTTTCTCTCATTAGCCTTTTTAGTTGTGGGGCTAGTGCTTTTGGATTGATTCCACCAGTCACTGACCGGATGAGAAGTTTTTCAATATCAGCTTTCAATTCAAATTGGTACTGCCAAAGCTTGTCAGAAAAACTGGCAAATCCTTCGACCTTATAACTTCCGTTAAGAACTGATTCAACTAGACTGTTATAGCCTTTCTTTGGAACGCTTAAACCAAGAATTCCCGCTTGTCTTTCAAATTCTGTAAGAGCTGCACCAGTCAAATTCTTTGAGAAATATTTGTCCAAATCGTCAAATACAGCAATCAATTCTAAACCAATGTTTGCTTTCAGAAGTTCTAAACGATTCACTCTCATGGTCAAGTTATAAAGTTTCAACACTTGATTTGCTTGATGTGAAAAGTCTTTTTCTTCTACGTATTTCTTAGCTTTACTGGCAAATGCCTTGACATCCATCTTATCCGCACGTTTCATGGCTTCACTAATAGAAACCCCTTGACCATTCGCAAAGTTCTGCCAGTTGGCATTGATTTCTTTTTGAATAGCCTCTTGAGCTTCAAATAGCTTATCCATGATTTGTTTCATGCGTTTAGTATCATCTTTGATTTGTTGCGCCTGCCACGCTTGCTCACGTTTTATCCAATAGTCGGGAGTTCTCATAGGTTACTCCTCATTTGTTTCAGGAACTACTGTATCTGTTCCCTTTTCACTAGGTTGCTTATCCTTGTCAAAGATAGCTGTAGAAGCTTCTTCTTTTTTGATTTTTTCCATTTCAGCTTGGACATCTGGAATAACGGAAATGACACTTAAAGCAGTTTCTTGGCTAGTGATTCCCATAAGAATATTAGCAGTTTCAGCTTGCTCTTTAATATCTTTAGGCTCATTACGAGTAAAAGTGTACTCAATATCTTTCCAAGCTTCCTTGTTTGAAACGTTCGTACTTAACTCACAATATAGTTTGTATCGACTATTCAAAGAAGATTGGAACTTACGTTGAAATGACAGAGCTAGGTTGCTCATTGCTTGAAGTTTGTAAGCTAACGAGACACCACTTGATGACCCGAAAGATTCATCAGAGATATTCGCAACCATTGTTGTTTGGAAGATTAATTTAGTTAGTCTGTCCAATAGATTTTCTGTTTGAGAATCACTATCAGGCTTTTCTAAGAATTTAACATCTACTTTTGAAGCAGAACCACTTTGATTATTCTGATTCTTATCATAATAATTAATTAGACGATTATCTTTGATATTTTTAGCATCTTCTTCGTCTATTTCTGCTCCCATGAAAACCAAATACTGATCGCTAAAATAATCAACGTCATTTGCTTTTTCACTAATAGCTTTATTAAAAGCGTTGACTAATGAAATAACAGATTCAAAAATACTCATTCGTTCTTCGTTGAAATAGAACTCTACAACTGGCAAATCTGGATATGGGTTGTAAGTCTTTTCTCCAAAGCTAATCTCATCATTTTCTCCGCTGATTTTAATAGTTTCAAGTAGAGTATAAACTTCTCCATGAAGTTTTTTGTCCTCGTCAACACCATATCTCACGGCAAATAAAGGCTCTTGTTTGACTGTATCGTCATAGACCATAAACATATTTTCTGGACTATTATAAACAACATTAGTTTGTGTCTCTTCGTCTTGATACAAGAGTTCAAATGCTCGACCATAAATACAAGCCATCTTTGCAAGCTCTGACTCTTCATCTTCCATGTCATTCAGGTTATCAAATTCTTGTAGTTTAGAAAGTATTTCTTTATCTGAATGAGACTTTTTAACTGGAATCCCATTAAAGTAACCTGTGAAAGTATCAACGATATATTTAGTGAAATTAACAGCTAAACGATTGTCAGGTTTCCAAGAATCTTTTGCCGGTTCATCATCAATAGCCATAATTCCAAGATACATATTTTTTAAGTACTCATACCGAGCAACTTCTAATTTATGTTTTTCCATGAACTTGTTAACCACTTCAACTGTGATTGGTTCATCTTTTGGAAATGTCATTAATTTAGGTGGTTTGTATTTCAATTAGAAATCTCCTTTTATATTTTAAATGATTTTAATCCGGCTTTTATTCGCTTACCACTCATTGTCTCAGCAATCCCGGTTGTTGCATCGGGCGCATCATCATGTTTATTTTTACCTTCACGTTGATAAGTCGTCATTGCTTGATAGTATTCTGGAAAGCGAGTCCGCCAGTCATTAGGAAATCGAACGTGCTGCTCTATCCAATAACTATTGGAATAAATTCGGGCTTCTTTATTATTTCCTTGGAAGAGATCTTCTACAGCACAAGCCACTTTGCCTTGAATCTTATCCCTGACAGAACGAGCAAAAGACCGACCGCCATTGTTGCGCTCGATTCTTGATGCATTCACTCTGTTATTAATTAATTGGTTGGCCACTGCGTTTTCTGTGTACTCCATCGGCTTTTGAGTGTAAATAATATCCAACACATCCGCAAAGCCGTCTGAGGTTTCACCCCACACAATCGAACAGAGATAGTCTTTCCCAGTGTCTGCGGTATCGCAATAGTTCCAAATCTTTTTGTACTCTGAACGAGCATTGTAAGTCTGGAACTCACTATATAATCGACCTTTGACATCAATCGGCTCTTGTTGGTAGTTGGCGCTGGCAATATCAGCCCCCATTGTTTTTACTTTGCGCTTATAATCTTCAAGAGTCAGAACATCATCACAAAGCATTTCATTCGTTTGCTCGTTGAAAGCCTTGAAATTAATATGCTTTACTCGATAGCCATTCTTAGGCAATTCACGCAAAGCACGTCCGGCTAAATCTTCACTATGCCAACGAGTCATGTTAATTATGATTTTACCGCCTGATTCCAAACGTGAAAGCATAGTGTTTACAAACCAGTCCCAGTGTTTCTCTAAGACTGTCGCATTGTTAGCTTCCTCAGCATTCTTGATAACATCATCAATGATAATAATATCAGCACCAAAACCTGTTGCGGTACCTGTTGGAGAAGTCGCCAGATAGTTGTTATAACCGTCTGACAAACTCCACAGGTTTTTCGCAGCATCTCCGTCTTTAATCTTGGAATCAAAAATATCGGAGTAAACAATCTTATCCACATCCGCTTTATTTTGTTGAATAGTGTTACGAACATTTTTAGAGAAAACTGTTGATAGAATTTCGTTATATGAACCAGTCATGATTTTCTTCGTGTGGTCATTACCAAGCACCCACTCTACAAATTTACCGAGCGTGAGCGACTTCCCGTGACGTGGCGGAAGATTCAAAACTAAAACATCGTGTTCATCATCATTTAGAAACGACTGAAACTCTTCGCACATTGTCACCAGATAAGCTCTATCTCGTTTATAAAAGCTTGGCATGATGAGATTACAGTAATCAAAGAAAAAGCGCTTAGACAGCTCGATTTTCGCCCCTAGCGCTATTTTATCCATCTCGACTCGCCAACTTTCTAAGCTCTTCTGTCGATAAGTCTACATAAGGATTGGTTTTGACTGAACCAGATTATTCAACTTTGCTTGTATAATCACCATCCATTTTATTAAGAGTGTCAATTGCCTTAATCATGTCAGCTTCTTTTTCAGCATTTTTAGCTATCTCCGATAAAGCGACCATTCGCTCTTTACGAGTCATAATCGCGGCATCTTGAGCTTCTTCTTGAAGTTCTTTATACCTTACCAAAACCTTACCAAAAAGTTCGCTTGCTTTTACATCTACAGTTGAGTCTTTCCACTTTGATGATTGCTTAAATGCTTCTCTGTATGCTTTTCGTTGGCTCATGCCAGAAATTAGGCATTGAACAAATTTTTCGTGTCTTGCATTTTCTAATACTGGCATTTAATCTCCTTTCCAACAATAAAAGGCTGCCCATTGGACAACCTATTTTTTTCATAGTCTAGCTATATTTATTATTTCTTCAACCATTTGTAAACTAGAATAAAAATTCCAATAAACAATAAGCTTACAACAATAGAAGCCAAGGCTAGAGCTACAAAATTAATTTCCATTACTAAATTTCAACTCCTAGTTTTTCATTTGTTTTATCGATTATTTTTTTAAACGTTTCTTCGTACTTAGTATAGTCTGTAATTCTTATTTTCAGAACATCTAATGGTTCAATTTTTATACCAGTAAAATCCTCTTTTAATGAAGATACAACCATAGCTAATACAACCATTGTAGTATAATCTGATTCTGAGGCATCATCAGATTTATTATCTTCACTTGAATCCTTTTGGTCTTTTGAATCATTATTTTGATATACTTCTTGAAACATTTCAGTTAACAGTTTTACTGTTCTACTAGATCCATAACCAACAGTTTTTTGAACTAAATCTTGAAGTTTTTTTAATCCTCTGGCCTTACTTAAATCATCCATTGCATTATTAGAAATAGCATAATTTGTCCACTCTAACATTATTCCTTGTAAATTACCATCCTTTCGATAGAACTCATCAACTTGTAATGCCTTATTAAACTCAAATTCTCTGTCACTTTTTAATTTATCTCTTACCATATCTGGAATTTTCTTTACCATATAAACTGCTAAGATCAATAGACCTATACTTACACCAGAAATAATATAATCAAAAACATCCTTCAAAATTTAAATCTCCTAATTAATTTTATTAACTAATAATATCATTAATTAAAAGAAAAATAAATCGCCATTTCTGTCGATTCTATTTTTATATCTTACTTCATAATACAAGTATATCAGCAAAAACAAGGGTTGAGGCGGCAATTTTAGGCAATTTCGATTCTTTTTTTGCCTATTTTGTCCCTCTCAAATTAAGTGAATAACAAAAGAATAGATGTCATTTCTAAATTTATAGTAAGCAGCTTTAGCTTTCTTCTGTGGAACTTCAAATCCTTGAACATCCAATTCTTGCATTACTTGATACCAGTATCTGCCATTATATCCTTCACATTTTAGTCTTATTACCTCCTTTTCAACTTGAATCAAAGGTAGATACCAGATGTCGATTTGTCTTATCAATTCTCTTAATCTGATTAATTCCTCATCATTTTCAAGCGCTTCTTTATTTAAAACATGACTTTCAGGTTCCGAACCACCAGAATAAGCCGTACGAATACCTAAGTTATCTACTTTTTGCTTATAAAGATATC